TGTAAAGGTATAATTAGTACCATTATAGTGATTTCCAACATTATGAGTAACAGTATTAAAGGGACAGACACCCGTGGAAAGCGATGTTCCTGTATGAGTGCTTTCAGCAAAAAAGTACGGTTGCACTGGCGTCGTGACACGGCCTGAACTGTCGACAACCATTCTGACATTGTTGTTTGTCGCTAACTCAAGACCATCTGCACCCGTTGTACCAAAGAACGCATTGTTTGTTGCTGAACCTAAAAATCTATTTCCACTGCTGCCCTCTACTCCCACAAAAGCAGTCACAGCATTATTAGTAAATTGTAAATGATTTTCACCAGTATCAGATGCAGCGCCTACACCAACATTACCACTAAACGTACCAGTGGTGGCGGAGACTGCTCCACTAAACGTACCAGTGGTGGCTGCAAGAGGCTGACCAGAAGGATGCTCTAGTCGTGTTGTTGGCTCTGCCAGTCCTCGGTAGACAACGTATACATTGTTTGTTCCAGCGTCAGGCGCTGCATCGAATGTTAGTGTAGTCCCTGTGGCAGTATAGGACTTCCCAGACCCCGGCTGTTGAGCCACGTTATTCACAAACACGTTCAGGTCTTCAGCCACATTAACCGGACGGTTCAGTGTGAAGGCCGTAGCAGAACCGTTCCCACTAAAATACTGGCTAGTTGGGGTTGCTAGTTTCTGTGATGGTGGTGGCCCTAAATATGCCATTAGCTTACTTTACTCCAACTTTTTGCATCTTCATTCCAAATATATAAATTATCATCGTCAGGATAGGCTACAGGCGAATCCCAAAGGCATGTATCTTCGTTTAAAGTCCAACTTGCAAACGGCTGCGGCGGGATAAACGCATCACGAACAAGGTCATATGTGAAGCCAATACCAGCGTAGTTTTTCCGTAGTGGGCGGTCTTCTGGATGTTTCCCGCCGTAAGTGTTGTAACTGGTCTGTACCCAACGACCGGGTGAATCGTCTACAAATGTGTCAAAAAATTCTGACTCGGCAACGATGACTTTGGTCACAATACCATCTTGTACTTTTGCAAAATGTGCCATCCGTTTTCCTTTAAGCTACATAAGTCCCAGAGGACGTAAATGTATGATAGGTGTATCCACCAGATGAAACAACTGTACCGCCAGTGCCACGCTGAGAACCGGAGTAACGAATAATTACAATGCCAGAACCACCTTGCCCTACGCCGCTTAGTCCACCACCGCCACCGCCACCAGTGTTGGCAGTTCCAGATACACCTGTACCACTGTTACTAGCCGTGCCGCCACCCCCAGCGCCACCAGCGCCAGAACTGCCATTATATCTGCCTCCGCCACCACCTCCAGCGTAATATCCAGAAGCACCTGTTGATGTTGCTGTTGCCCATGCAGAATAAGTATTTACACCAGCGCCACCAGCACCTCCAGCGGATGTTGTTCCAGTTCCACCTACTGCGCCAGCGCCACCACCGCCACCGCAAGAATCGTTATTAGTTACGCCTGATGAACTTGCGCCACCATTATTACCTTGACCAGAAGTTCCAGAACCAGCGCCGCTTGTGTTTGGATAGCCAGCGCCACCACCAGAACCACCATCTTTTCCTACCGTTTGCGAAGCAGCAGAGCCAGCATATTGACCGCCTCCTCCTCCGCCAGTAGCAGTGATGGTGGAGAACACGGAATTAGAACCGCTGTTTCCTCTGTTGTCCCCACCTTTTGCTGACGCTCCCGCTCCAATCGTTACTGTGTAAGAAGCTCCAAAACTTAGCCCAAACCCTGTTGCGCTCCGTAGCCCACCAGCGCCGCCGCCTCCGTAACCACCAGCGCCGCCACCCGCAACAACTAAATATTCTACGTTATAATTTGCTCCCGCTGTAACTAAATTCCATTCACCATCTGCATACACTTCCATCTTATCTTCATCAGTATTGTACCTAGTCATACCCTCAACAGGTGAACTTGGCCTCTGTGCAGTTGTGCCAGATGGCAGGTCGATAGCATCTGTATCACTGCCAGTGCCGAGTTGATTAGTGCCAATAGTGCTAAGTGCCATTAGGTAATCTCCAGTACAGACACAGTTACATCAGCGGCACTTGCCTGACTTGCTGTTATTCTAAGAATGTCGGATGCGTTCATAACAATTTTCTGATCGCCACCAACAGCCACCAAACTACTTCCAACAGGCACTATAGCGCTTTTCACAATGTGTACGTTGTCGCCGTCATTGTTTATTAGCTGAACGTTAACCGTAATGGATACTGTAAGTATGTTAGCAACATTCAATCCAATTATTGTTGTTTCTGTTGCAGAGGGACAAGTGTAAACATCTGCGTTTGATGTCCCCACAGCCGTGTCAGTAAATGTCTTAAATGCGTTTGCCATTTTCCTATCCTAATGCTATCGCAAATGCCAGCGCATTTGGGTCTGTTTCCGAGAAATTTACCGCATTGCCAGTTGCATCGTTAAATATCATCTTCTCTGCTGGCAACGTACAAAATATTGTTCTAGTGCCAGACGACCAGCTTATCTTCTCGTCACCTAATGTAAGCGCCGCATTGTCTGCCAAGGTGACTGCTGAACTTAAAACAATACTTGTCTGGCTATTCACCGTAGCAATAGTCACAACGCCGGAGATTCCTGTCCCTTTGACGCGCTGTCCCACAGTTAGAGTACCTCCAGAGACATTATCAACTGTAACGGCTGTAGAGGCGCTCACAGCGCCATTTACGAGTGCTGTAATCTTTGTGCTACTGCTTTCTAAGATCGTAGTCCTAGTCAGTGTTGTGCCAGACAAAGTATATGTTCCAATTCCAACCTCAAAGTCCGTGCCATCGGAACAGCCGTAGTAAGTGGTGTTGCTGTTCCCTATCTCAGAGAAAGCCTCAAACCCACTTACTGCTCCAGCTAAGGTGTAAGCACCCGTGCCAGTAGTGGCCGTGGTTTCCTTAACACGATCTTTGATTACAAGAGCCATTACTTCAGCTCAATGCTTAGGTTGCTTGCGTTAATTCTGAAGATGTCGCCAACAGCCAGTGTTTTTGATGCGTCAAGAGCGCCTAGGAACAACGTATTGCTACCATCGAACTTTAACACGACATTATCAGCAATGCTTTGAGCAGAGCTAAGAACGATTGCATTTTGATTTGTAACAGTCTGCACTGTAACGAGGCCGCTTATCCCGCCCCCAGTGACAACATCGCCGACTGCAATGGTCCCGCTGTTTGCATCCAGCGCCACGTTAGCAGAGCTTGATACAGCACCGTTTACAGTGGCCCGTGAAAAGCTATTGTCTGCAACAAACGCATGAGTGACTGTGTAGCTGGCAATCCCACTGGATGGAGAAAACTCAATATTGCCATCGTTAATCACTCTCTGAGAATCACAGATAACTGTGGCTCCAGCGGTGTGAGATGCGGCGGAAGTTCCGTCTTGCGCTCTGGTTACCCCTGTTAACGTATTAACACCTGTAAAGGACAGGGCAGCGTCATCAGCGATTGTCACAGCGGATGACAGTACGATGTTGTTCTGGTTAGTCACAGTGGCGATGCGAACTGTGCCAGATATTCCTGTGCCAGTCACAACCATACCAACTGTAAGCGTTCCATTGTTTCCATCAACAGCTACGTTAGTAGAACTGGAAACGGCTCCGTTTGCATCAGCGGTGGCTGTTCCATCCTTGCCTGTGTAAGTGAGTATCTCTTGGTTGATCACAATATCACCCGATGTAGGCAAAGCCTCAGCATCTGTTAAGATAATCTCTGTGTCCGAAGCGCCAGCATTGACAGCAAGTGTGGTGTTTGACTGTTTCCAGTTAGCAGCCGTTACCTGTTGTCGCGTATAGTTAGCGTCTTGACTTGTTATATTCACTTCCGTGAATGCACTATTTTCAGCACTTGTTACTGCGGTAGCTAAACCTACATATATGCTGTTGCCCGGCGTGGCAAAGGAAAGAGCATTATTCTTGAACAAGAAGTCAAGAACTCGTCTTTCCAAGTATGTGGTTGCCGCATTTGATGTTGCCATCTTCTACTCCTTATGTGCGAGGTCTAGTGGGTAGACCTTGCCTGTATGCGTCATCGTTTTCTCTTGCTTCCGCGAGGTCTTTTAACCTTGATAGGCTTTCTTGGAAGCGCCCATCATACATGGATATAACATCCTGCTCACCCTTCATGTAAATATACGCTTCTATTAGAGAACCGTAAAGAAGGGCATTCGTGGCGTTTTTGCTAAGCCATGTATATTCATTGTCTGCGCCAGCGGTCAGGCTTGCTGGACGATAATAGTAGTGAAGCTCCACAGTGTATGCCTGATCCGGTGTCGGACCTAATATGAAGTTTGCCTGAACCTGACCCGCTGCGGCTGTCGCAGTTGCATCAAAGAAACCATAATATTTAGGAGTTCCTGTGACGGTACTGTCTGGGTACGCTTCTCTCATAAAGTTTACATCTTTTTCAAGAAGAAACCCCTGCTTGCCAGCAGTGCTGACAAACAAAGAAAAGGGAGCCAAGAAGTCTGAGGGTGTTGATAGGTACTCATTACCTTGAGTAAGAGCTGATGTAGCGTTCTTACGAAAGTTCTCTAGGTCAACATTAACTATTATTCTGTCTTCTGCCGCACGAATAAAGACAGGGATGTTGTTCACGAAACCTGTCTCGTCATTCTCTGTAAAGTCTTTTATAGCTTGCTTTAGCTCGGCATAAGTATAAGACATTAGTTAATCCTGACTATCGCAGTTCCCGCTGCCGCTGCTGGCATCGTTATATTAAAGTTGGCTGAACTCACGCTTTGACTTGAGCCAAATGAATAGACAGCAACAGCTTTGTTCGATTTACTGGAATTATATATTAATGCTCCACTTGTGGAAAACGTAGCGTTTGACCAAGACGGATTACCAAAATCAACCAAGCCCGTGGTCCCGTCTGTACTTGGCGCTACAACACTTAGTGTAACTCCCCCCGCAGAGTATCCAGTTCCTGATATCTCATTTGATGTGCTGTATGCTGTTGTAGCGGCATCTAGTGATGCGCTACTGCTGTACAAAGCAATCTTGAACGTATCAGATGTAAAGTCGTGTACCGCTTCAAACAGTTCTTTCTTAAAACTTGTACACAGTGCTGTGTTTATTGCCATTTTATACTCCTACGGGGTGTTGGCTAGACCGCCCATTCCGCTATGAATTGTGCAGTAATAATACAGTGTAGGCGCTCCACTAGCCACTGTGATCTGCGTATAAGCCCCAGATGAACCCGGAGTACCACTTGTTGTCACGCCAGTTGTGTATTGCGAGCCTCCACCATGAGTGCCGTTAGCTGTGGTTGAAAACCTAAATGGATGACCTGAATTACTGTTGTTAGACTGGTCAAACCTGTATGTAGATCCTTCGTTTAATGTAAGAGTTGGAGAGGCTCCTGAAAGGCCAGCAACATAATACTTGTTTCCGGTTCCGTATGAGTTGGTTCCAGAGGCAACGGTAACTGTGTAGTTTATTACAGTTGACAGAGTTAAAGAGCCTACAGCGCCTGTTCCAGAAACCCCTGTAAGAGACACTGTAACAACAGAGCCAGCAGTACCATCAGTTACAAGATTACCCGCTCTACCAACGCCAAACCCAACATTAACCCTAGTCAATGTAGTAACATCAAACGTTGGGAATGTTATAGTTACAGACTCCTTGAGTCGTTCTGGCCTTGGGTTAAGCAAGGACTGAGGGTCATTGGTACGCACACGGCCTAGAAAGTTTTGGGGATGATCTGGATCGACCACATCCCTGCCAACTCTAAAGCCCGTTCTGGTGCCATTTTGGATTTCATCGACTAGGTCAGTTAATTTGTACCTAAAGCCGGTTCTGTCACAAAAGCCAAAAGCGTGTTTCCCTCTAGTAAATGCCATTAGCCAGAACGTCCAAACCGCTTACCTTTTGTGGCCGCACCAGTACCGCGCATTACACCACCTTTAGCCATACCCTTTTTCATCATACCGCCTTTGGCATAACCTTTCTTCTTCATCATGCCGCCGCCTGCTCTACGGGCTAATTTGCTATCACGCAACTTACGGGCCTTAGCCAGCATTGCCTCGCGCCCTGACTTCTTCTCCATGGTCGCCTTGGCTTTGCTTGGAGTTGGGGTCATGCCTGTACCCATCTTGGCCTGTGTCTGCATAGAACGAGTTGCTGTGCGCTGACGCTTATTAGACTTGTTCTTTACATCCATGTCAGCCATCTGCACACGACTCATACCCTTATACGGGTTGCCCGTCTTAGCGGCTTTACCAGCTCCCGCACCCGGAACCTTGATAGATTGACCAACGCGAATTTTGTTAGCGTTCTTGATGCTTGGGTTAGCCGCAAGAAGCGCCTTCAAGCTAATGCCCTTTGACTTTGCAATTTGAGATAATGTATCGCCTGATTTGACCTTTACAGCCCCACCTTTGGCGTAACCCTTTTTCTTCATCATACCGCCCATAGCCATCTTTCCTTTTCCGTCTGCGGCAAAGAATGGGACTTTCTTTCCACCCTTCTCTACCATTTTAAGTTTGCCACCAGCAGCTTTACGAAGTGGACCGGTGCGCTCAGTATTCATTGGGTGCTTTGGGTTTGCATGCCGGGGCTTTGCCTTTGGAAGTGGCGTCTTTTCGCCCTTTTTCATAACCTTGCCGCCTTTGCTAAAAGTATCCTGACCATCTTCTAACATATCCATAAGGTTTTGCTCTCTCATCTTTAAAACCTTTATCTCCTTTTGAGAAAGGTTTGGATTAGCCAGTTGTTTATCCAAATAACGCAATCTTGAAAAAGTGCTATTTTGATCTTTGTTTTTTACAGCCACATTAGCCTCCTAGATAAAACGTGTCGTATGGCACGAACTTGATTGATGATGAGTCAGTATCCTCGGCTGCCGCCAACTCAAACTGGAACTCATACTCTTGCTTCAGCGGTCCCACACGAGCCGCAACTTCAGGTTTCTTCATGGCTATGTAATACGCCATACCAGCCGCAAGACAAGGCACAAACCTTGGCGGCACATCAGCGGTCGTTCCTATTCCAGACGAGACGCCATTGATTCCGCGTAAGCGGAAATACGATAAAGTATACGAGCTAGAATCCGGCACAGGCCACAAAGTAACATTGACAGCCGTTGCTTGACGATCAACAAAAATTTGAGAAGGCCGTCCTTGCAAATTTTTAACGCTTTGCTGAGCATAACTTGAGACACTGATACGCTCCAAGCTAGTATCGACTTGCTCTGTCCCAGAGCCTGTACGAACTTGGTGTTCAATAAGGTCAATAGTGTCCGCAGGCATTTGATAAGTTGCTGTGCCTGCTGTGAGAGCTTGTGTGCCAGAGTCGATAGTCCAGAGGTTAAGTCCACGATTTTGCCATTCCAATGTTAATAGGTTTAAACTACGCCGCGCAGTTTTTAGGTCGTATCCTGTTTGCATCTGAAGTCCAGCGCGTTCAAACGCCTCTTCAAATATCTCAGGTAAATCCGGTGTTATTACAGCCATTACTTGACCTTCCTATGCGGCTTTACTTTATTTCGTATCTTTTTAGGCTGGCTGACGAACTGCTTACCAGCCTTAGTTCCTTTTCTTTTAGCAGCCGTGGTGGCCGCATATTCCTTAGGTGAGAGGGCTTTAATAGCTGATGCCGGTAAATACCGCTCTCCGGTTGCTTTTGACCCTTGTGTGGAGGGCTTGCCACTCTTCGTTCTCCATTTTTGCTTTGTCCAAGACTTCAAGCTTTTTTGCGAACTCTTCAAAGGCATTGTACCACTCCCTACCTACTCAACGCCATTGCAGCACCCAGAAGACCCACAACAACAACAACTAAAAAAAATACTGTAATCCCAACTTTTGCATTCTCAATCATTTCATTATGCCTCAAAGCAGCCGCTCTGCGCCTAGCCATCTCAGCTTGCTTAGCCTCTTGTATTCTTTTTGCTCTTTCATCAACTATACCACGCCAAGTGCCATGTCCAAAGCGCATGTCCACCATAGTGGCAATCTCTTGCATCTGCTCTTTTGCGAGCTTAGCGTTTATTACTTCTGTGGCGACTGACTTAACGCCAAATTGGTCACCTATACTAACGCCAGATTTTTTGCTTCTTTCCTTTTGAACCTGCTTCTCACCCTCAAACAGATTGTCTATAAATCCAGCTATATCACCAATATCATTTGCCGTTCCTATGGCGCTCTTTATTCCACTAACAGCACTTTTAAAAAGGGCTATACCAGCTAAGGTCTCTGCGATCATGTCATTTCCTATTTCGGCACTGGTTTACAGATTGCCGTTATCTTGACTGATCTCCCTTTTATTGGTGCTGGATTTTGCTTTGAAAGTCTTTCTGCAAAATACAAACATCTATCCATGTCTACAAATCTTTGAGTCTGATCTATAATCCCCTTCCCCATATAGACAACGAGCAAAAACTCAATCACGATACCCGCCGCCTGCTTTCTTGTATTGCTGCGCCAGCATTTGCGCTTTGCGAGCTGACCACTGACCGGGAGAGCCACCTTTGCCGCCAGCTTTGATTTTATTAAATAGGCTCTTACGCATGGTTGGCTTAGTGTAGTTTCCGGCCTTATTGACAGTTGATTTTGTCTTGCCTCCAGACTTCATGCTTCTTGGAGGTTTTTTGTTTTGCTCCTCAACATACTTCTTCTGTGACTCCATTCTAGCTTTTGCTTTTTCCCCAGTCTTCGGAGTTCTAGAACGAATCCCCTCAAGCATGTTCTTTCCTGAAGATCTTATTGCTTCTCCCCCAGACTTCATCTTCTGTATTTCCCCACCATTATCGTATGCTCTAGCCTTTGAGTAACTAACAGGCTTTTTGCCCATAAAAGTTCTTGCAATGTTAAAGCTAGGGCTACCCTTTGGTGTTTTTATTTTTTTGGGTTTGGCGGTTTTTCCGCCACTCTTCATTCCCTTAACCGAAGGAGCCTTTCTACTGTAAGACCCCTTACCCTTCTTCGGCTTTACAACCTTTGGCTTTAGAGCGGGACTTGCTAAAGTTTTTGCAACAGGGTTTCCCCCACCCTTCAAAGCTACAGGCCGCTTGCGCTGACCACACATCATTTTTGCTGCTCGCATGATACCTCTCCTTGACAGCAGTCATCTATAACTTGGTCACACTCTATGCATTGTTCGTGACCGTGAACATAAATTGTCCTTAACCTGTTACCACACCTTGGGCATCTAGGCCTTGCGGCTAACCTTTCCTGCGGTCTTTGTTCTTTTGTAAGACCTGTTCTTTGAGGCGGAGACAACTTTGAGATTCGACTTTCTATTATCTTTTGGGTTCCCGTTTCTATGAGCGACATCTTTACCATCACCCTTTTTTACCTTACCAGAGGCAAGCATCTTGCTTCTGGCTGTGTTTCTGCTTGCGCGGCGCTTTTTCTGCTCAGTCGTTGACTGATAGTTTTTGTATTCGCCCTTGTAGTTTCTCCTAGTAGAGTTTGCCACGGGTCTTACCACGCTGTGCAATGCCGTCTCTACTCTTCTTAACAGCACCACCTTTATACATAGGCGTCATCCCCTGCATTGGCGTTGCGCCCATACCTGAGCCGGATTGTGGGGCGTCAGGCGTTCCAGCAGAAGCTTTTGCTTTCTTTTTTCCTGCCTCAATCATCATTGCTAGGGGGCTTACATTTTTTAAACCCTTGCCTACAGCACGACCAATCATGCCCTTGCCTGTCATGGCTCCTGCTAAGGGGCTTATCGATCCAAGAAGCTCTCCGCCTCCGATCATCTTTTTAACCTTCTTTTTCATCTTACTTCCTTTCATTTGGCTGCCCATGCTGGATCTGGATATAGTCATTTTATCCACCCAATAAATAAATGGGCTAGTGCGCCTACAGCACCGCCTAACCCTATGATTACCCAGAAAGCACCTTTCCATCTATTGGCTTGAGCCTTTAGATCGGAAACCTCTTCATGGACATGCCTAACCTCACTGGAAAGAGTCTTTATACGCTCTTCCAACCTAGCCAGAGTAACTTCAACCGCTTCAGTCATTAGCACTTCCACCTTTTACGGGCTTGCCTTAGACGGCTATTAGGGTTGGCTGCTGCTTTAGGGAACTTCTTCATTTGACCAGCAGAACGCGCACAGAAAGACTTACGCCGCTTAGCTGATGCGCTACCGGGCTTTACCTTGCCTGTCACTGCCGTCTTGAGCTTGCTACCGGGGTTTTTAGCCCTGTAAGCCTTAACGCCCTTAGCGGTCATTCCCGCGCCTTTTTTAGTAGCGCGGAAATTACCAGATTTAACAGACGTTTTTATAGGCGTTTCTTTTTTTCTAGGCACAAAAACATCTCCTAATTTAAGCTAAAAGAAGAGTTACCTTACTTCCGCTGCCACTAAGGGCGGCAAAAAACACACCGTCTTTTGCTAAGATACCATCGTCAGGAAGGAACACTTCATTCCATCCGGCAGCAACGGTAATGTCAAGAAGAGTGGCTCCAGTAGCGGTTCCATTCTTCAAGGTCAAAGCAGTGACGGCTGTTCCGTAAACCAAGATGTTTTTGATTCTAGCCCTAGATGTACCAACTAGAGCAGGGGTATCGCCTGTATTAAAGTTATACGCCTTTACATCACCATCAGCCATAATAACCTCCTATTAAGCAAGGTTATTGTTTTGCTGATACAGGATTGTAAAGCGAACAAGGCCTGCGTTTGTGGCAGCAGAAGCGGTCACAGTCAAACGAATGTCTGATGTGCCAGTATCCTGCCAAGCTAATGCAGCGCCAGCTTGTGTTGTTGGGTATTTACGACCAGCGTCTGTTCCAGATGCAAAGGTGTTAAGAATTGTAGCTGCGCCACCTGCTGTGTCTCCAACACTAAGGTTGGTCGTAGCATTTGCGGCTGTAATGATGTCAATCACACAGTCAATAATTTGAGAGTTTGCAGGAATAACAACGTCAGTGACCTGAGCAGCTAAAGCGCCACCTGACAAGTCCGCTGAAAATGTTTGGGCCATAACAACTTGACCAACGTTTGCAACGTCAGTTCCTACTGTTGTGCCTGTAGTGTTCTTGATTGTTCCGGCCTTGATAGGTCCAGAAAAAGTGGTAGTAGCCATGAGGAACTCCTTGTCTAGGCTAATGTCAGCCGCCCTATGCGACTGTCAAGGTTCTTATGAATTATAACAAAAGAAAGGGCGACCCGAAAGCCGCCCAATCAATATTTTACCCAGTACGATTAGGCTCCGGGGGAACCGTAAACGCCAAGCGGGTCAGAAACGCCGAAGCTGTAACGCTCACGAGCCTTGTAGCGGACGTTGCCTGTGTCAAAGTCACCATCCATTGATGTTGACATTGCTGTACGGACAAAGTGCTTCATGCCGTTTGGAACATCGGTGGTCAGGAAGAACGCATCGTTGTCAGTCAAGTAGTGATTGACACGATAGCCCTGAGCGATTGAACCATTTGAGCGTAGTGCGTTGATGTCGTTATCGGCTGTGCCGACACGCAAGTCTGTCTGAAGCAGACGTGTTGCAACGAACATCAATGCTGGTGGAACGATGAGCTTCTGTGGGCGAGCAGCAATCAACAGGCCGCGCTCGTCAACGAAAGCAGCAATGTTGATGACCGCATCTTCCAATGAAGTCTCGTTCAGGTCAGCGTTAACCGCAGGACGGTTACCGTTCACACCACCTTGGACGGTTGGGTGAGATGTGTTGAACAGAGTAACACCATCGCCAGACTGGAAAGTGGTGAAACCATTGTTCAGCAAAGAAGCTGCTTTGACTTGCTTTGTGTAAGCCATAGCGCGGGCAAGAGCCTTTGTGTAACGTGCTGAAAGCGCGTCATACAAATTATCTTCCATTGCTTCTTCGGTTACAGAGAAGCCCATTCCCACGGTTTCGTGGTTGTAACGGGCTGTGAAGGATTCTTGAGCTGAATCATATGAAATTGCAGAACCTTCAGGTTTGACTGGTGCAGCACCAAAACCTGACAGTTTTACTTCCTCCTCAAAGCTACGCTCTGAGTTCTCAGTTTCATAGATTTCTGCATGTTCGTTTTCGTACTTTTCGTACTCCAAACCAAACAATGCATTTAGACCCGGCAAAAGCTCCTTTAACAGTTGTGCGCGTGAAATAGCCATCAGTTACACTCCTTATGCTGAGCCAGTTGTTGAAGAGTGCTGATGGTAATTAAACTTACACACCAGAATCGGGAATGAAGTACCCTTTTCATCACCCTGATCGCCACCGAGATAATCGATGATACGAATTGGGTTCTCAGCATCTGTGCTGATTTCAGAGATATCCAAAGCTACACGACTAATGTTTAGTGTGGTATTTGGAGCTGTCTGAACGAAAAGTGTATTCTTGCCGTAGACATCGCCAACATTTGTTGGAGCGCCATCCGCTTGGATGGTGAACAACGCGTTAGGGTCGTCTACTACAAACGCCATTGCGTCAGACGCAACAGTGCTAGCAGGCCATTTTTGTGAAAACACTTTTTGACCTGAGTTAGGATCGGTGAATGAACACCCCATGAAAATACCGACCATATCGATGGCGGTAGAATCATCACCTGTAGCGGCCTGCTTCTGAATGGTTGTGGTTGTACCATTATCTACAAGCATGGCGACATCGCCAGTGCAGATATTGGTAGCATAACCTGACAAAATTGGGTACTGGCGGAAAACTTCCAATGAACCAGAATCCAATTTACCAATCGGGCGCAGACCGAAGGGAGCGGCTACTGAAGACATAATCATCTCTCCTTCTAATAAGCCATTGTAAAAACGGTAAGCGCCAAAAGTTATATGTAACTTTCGCTACTTACCAAACGATGTTTTCGTAGACCGCTCTGGATTTAGAACGGGCATACGAGGATCCGATTGACGTAGATAGTTGTTATCTACTGAATCAATCTGTTGTGCGTTCATCTCATCGTGAGCTTCACGGCGAGAGTCCACATATTCGGTTGAGTTCTCGCAAAGTAGCAATCCTCCAACCTCAACATTACCTTGAAATCGAGAGTCGATATCAGGCAACACTTGTAACTCAGGATGGTCCTCTGCCTTGACTGGCGTCCAACCCTCACGAAATTTAGACGAAACATTGGTGTTATCTGCGTTACCCAAAGTTGATGTGCGTATCCAGCGATATTCAACACCATCGCGTGGTACGGGGGTAGGCAGCATGCCCGGTCTTTGCCATGTTTTTTTACGAGCTGTAACTTCACGAGACTCGTTTGAGCGTGGGGTTCTATCAGACATTAGATGCCTCCTTCAAGAGTTGCGCCGCATATTGTTCTGCCGAAAGGCCAAGGCGCTTGGCGAGAGCGACTTGTGTTGAGGTTAATTGCACTCTGCGTGGTTTTTTTGCACTCCGCCCAGCGGGGGCAACCACGGAACCAGTTTGACGAACAGGTGCAGCCTCAACTTGCTGCTCACCAAACTTGTCTGGAAACCGTTGACGCATAGAATCGTCAATACGGTTATAATACTCATCTGCCTGTGATTGTGGATTGATGCCCTGCTTTACCAGAGACTCATGCACACCAAAGGCATATCCTGTCATTTCTGAGTCATTGCCAAACCATTCGTTCTGTGCTGCCCACGCCTTTGTCTTCGCGTCTGGCTCTGGAACCTTTGGCTTTTGCTGCAACTGAACAGGCTCTTCCTGA